ATAATGAGCGAGACCGTGCATGATATGGGTAATCGGTAGCTCACGCGGACAGCGCACAATACAGTTATAACAAGAAGTACACATCCACATTGAGGTGGAGCTGAGCACCGCTTCGCTATAGCGCGGCGTAAAAACTCTAGAGAACTTGTGTGATAAATAGCTATACCGCACATTTCATAATATAAAAACTATATTCATGCTTCGAGTTATAGCCGCCCATAGGGCGGCTTTTTTATGCGTGGTTAATAATTCGTGATTAACAGTTCTGGGCTGCGTTTACGAGACGTGCCAACAGAGTAATTCACGCTGACTTCATGCAAATCAAATTGACTGAATAAATCACGGATTGGCTGTGCATCGTTAATGCTCAGGATAAATTTACCCTTCACGCCCAGCAGAAGATCACGCAGGCGCTCAAAGTCAGCAGGATCAAACACATTCTTGCCATAATAATCCTCACAGCCATAGTACGGTGGATCGATGTAGAAAAAAGTATCTAAACGATCATGCTTAGTTATTAGCTTGGCATAGTTTTGATTTTCGACATACACACGGGCTAAACGCAAATGCGCAGCGCTTAAGTCTTCCTCAATGCGCAGCAGATTAAAATTGCTGGATCGTGTAGTGCTGACGGAAAAACTAGGGTTATTGATGCGGCTACCATAACCTGATCGCACTAAATAATAGAATCGTGCAGCGCGTTGAATATCTGTGAGCGAATCAGGATCTGATTTAATAAAGCGCTGGAACTCATCCCGCGCGGTCAAAATCCACTTAAACTGCTTTACGAATTCTTCTAGGTGATGCTGCACACAGCGATACAAAGTCACTAGCTCGACATTAATATCATTGATTACCTCAACTCGACTAGGCTCTTTGCGAAACAATAGCCATGCTGCACCTGCAAACACTTCACAGTAACAATGATGCTCAGGTATTAGCGGAATAATCTCACGAGTTAATTGAGATTTGCCACCCAACCAAGATAAAAAGGATTTACCCATAGCACTAGACTCCAATATTTAAGATGAACGGGCGAATCCAATTCCCACCTTCCTACCATTTTCAATGCACAAACGACTTTAGTTAGGCGAATGATTAAATAATTTACCATAAACAACAAAGCACTCGCAATTCAGATTTAGGAATATAACAGCGAAGAACGCGCTAATATGGTGCTGACCTTAAACATAATAGCTTTCAGTCGGCAGCGCGGGGCTTTCACCGATTACATTACCATTTTGTACATAGGCGAAATTGCCGACTGAAACGCCAGTACCCACTGCGGTAAATTGCCGCCCTGCATCATCTTCCAGCAGCGTTGTGCCAGCAGCCCGCACAGTCAGCACCGTGCCGATTCGAACCCCGCCACTATCATCATTGCTCAATAAGCGTTTCAATTCGATGATTGGATTACTCATGTAATGTACTCAATCATGGTGACTTGCTGTGTAACCGATGTACGCGACACATTCACTGCGACACGATCCACGATACCAAACCAATCGGCGTGCTTAACCACGTCACCTGGTAAGCGTAGCGGGTAATCAACCGCATCCATTAGGTGCTTGCGGGTGCGGTAACGTACATCCCACGCGTTATCGTACAAAAAGCCGCGCCCAGCATGTCTACCAGCCTGGGGCGATAAAATCAGCGGATTAATCTGTACAGGTGCTGCATTATCGCCTGGTGAACCAGACAAAGTGCAAGCCACGACATAGCCGCTATTTTCACCACGCACGATCACCTGATTATAGCCTGGTCGTTTTTCGTAGCGCCGCGACTCGCTCAGCGTATCCTCGTCTAAGACTGCGAAGCGCTTATCGCCGTCAACAAAATCGCTCGGGCTTTTAGCAAACTTGTAACGCACAGACAGCATACGACCTGCTAGCGAAGTGCTGACAAACGCATGTTGAGACTTAGCAATACGCTGGATAATCTGAATTGGATAAACGTCGTGTACGGTGAAGACGTTGGCGGGCACGTCCCAATCATCTATCTGCCAATCCAGCGTCCAACCCCCACCCGCTGCGGTTAGTAAATACTCGCAAATCTGCCGAGCAGTGGTATTAGTTGCCCAAGTATAGGAGATTGGACGCTGATGATCTCGCCCTAGATCAGCGCTAGGCGAGCGTCCCTTAAACGTCCATAAATCGCGTTGACCAAACTCAGCAGCACCCGCAGGCGATACATCCTCAACCAGAATCGGGAACTGCTGACCGTTAGCAGTGATAATAATCTCGATCTCGCCGTTGGCAGGCTCAATCAGATTTTTAGCCATATCCCCGACAACCGTGCCTTGCGCACTCCAGCAATACGAATCTAGATCGGTTTCTAAGGTACAACTCAAAGCAGCGACATTAGTGCCGTTATCGGCGGTGACGATTGAAGACATGACTGGATAAATACTCCCTGTGTAAACTTCAGTAAACCAAACAATATCCAGACGCCATCGCCAATGCGTCACGTCATTTGGGTCAGTACCGTCTTCATTAAAAACAGCACCGCCCCACAGCAAAGTTATCGATGGGGTGACAGGCGTTGCAGCATCTAATGTGAGTAAAATAGACGTGTCGACGGGATTGGCAGCACCCCACAACAAAACGTGCTGGGTGTCGACGGGATTGGCAGCACTCCATAACAGCGTATGTTCAGTGTCAATTGTTTGCGTTGCGCCCCATAACAATGTGCCGTTAATAGATAATGTACTCTGCGCACCCCATAAAAAAGTGCTGTCTTGATCTAAAGGCGCTGCTGCACTGGTGGTCAGATCGATATAACCATCAATAAGGCTCGAATCTGCCCATAAAAAAATATGTTCTGTATCTAAAGATGAAGCTGCACTAGCGGTTAAGTCAACAAAGGTGACTAAGGTTGAGGCCGACTCTGCAATCAAGCCAACTATATCCAGCACTTGCGCAGCCTGAGACCATGCCACCGTAGTGCCAGCCATAACAGCGCGCACTGCCATGACTAAACATCGCCGCCATAGACCACGCGCACGCTGTCTTGTTGCGCCCAGCTTGAGCCGTACTGCACACCGCGCACCACCCAAAAACGTCCGGCATTGCCGAAGGTGCGAAACGCAAAACCCTCGCCAAACTGCCAAGTACCTGAGAAGCCCGCTGCGGGCAAGGTGAAGTAAGGTAAGCCTGTACCGCTATCAATTGCCGTGTCCGCTGAGACATTACCCGTACCGACAATACCGCGCCGCCGCCCGCGCACATTAAACTCAGTCGAACTGGTGAACTCAATAACCCAGTCTTCATCAACGCAACCTTCATTAGCGACGATAATCGGATGATCGAGATCATTAAAGTTGCCACTATTCGGTGCACCCGTTCCTAGCCAGTCTGCTTCATCCCAGGTCTGGAAGAAACTCAACTCAGACACCCGCGCATACAGATCGCCTAACTCTAAAACGCCAGCCACCAGCGCACCCGCGCTATAGCTATTTAATAACGGTGTTTTAAGATACACATAGCGAGATGCAATATCGACCTTATCCACCACCGCAAGTTCTTCAGTTGCGCCTTCTTTAACGATAATCACGTCATCAGCAAAGAATTGCTGAACAGTCGATTTCCCCCCGTTCTTAGTCGATTCAACGATAGAATCAACTTTCCAGTATAAATCCCAGACAGGGCGAGTAGTTTCGATTTGCGCAAAGCCGTTTTCAGGCGAATAAACGCCTGAGCCGTCGCCGCTAATCACGCCAGCGGCATCACAGCTCAGGCTTAACGCTCTCATTTCGCCGTTAAAATCATACGTTGTGCGCGTGAACATCGACAGGCTTTCCGGCTCCACAACACCGTCAACACTCATCGGCACAATATAGGTATAGCTATCCGGCGTATAGGACGCATCATGCAGCACGTCATAACTAACAATCACATCACCATCGCACGGATCATCACCTAAATTTAAGCTCAAGGTATAACCCGTGCCAAAAAAGGAGTTGTTGACGGTGGCGCTGCTTAAAAACCCATCGGCATACGCGGTGCTATCCAGCAACGACTGCTCATTTGGGTAAATATTCAACTCAGAACTAAACGTCCCAATATCACCCCAATCAGGACCGTACAGTAATGCGGTTTTGGTTAAGGTCTCAGTAATCGAACCCGAAACCGACTCATAGCTAAAACCTGGGTTTCTGCGCAAATACTGCACACGCAAGGTAGGCAGCAACGTACCGGCTGGCAGATCGGTGCTATAACTATTGATAGCACCGTTGTTGGGTAAAAGTTGATTTTCTGTGATGCGGTAGCCGCTTCCGATCACCGTTTGCGCGGAAAAGTAAACCTTGTCTGGGCTTGCATTTATATCTTTATATAACGTGCTATCGCTACCATACAGGCTTTCCAACGTAGTAATACCCAAATGCTGGAGCGGAACGGTTGCCGCATCAGTATCAGATACCGCCAATGCGTGCAGTCGCCCACTGGCACGATGCAACAGCGAAACAGGCCAATAACCCGTCGTAGGCAGGTACACATAAATCACATCATAATCAGCGCCGGATACCAATACTGTCGAACTACGATCAACTGCACGATAATAGGTATTCTCAGGGCAGACCTCCGATTTGAAATGCCCGTCGATATTAGGTGTCGAGCTAGTTTTATCCTTAAATAAAATCTGAAACGAGCCGGATTTGACCGGAGCGGTAAATTCAAAAAAACTATCATCTGACTGACACAGATTCCCGTCATTCCCGTCAAAAATATTCCAAAACGCATTACATTCCGCATCATTAACGGTTGTTCTATACGCCCAATACGTCATTGTATCCAACACTACATCTTGCACACCCGGCTCACCTGACGTATTACCATAAAATATCCCCTGGCTGGTGACGCGGCTCGACATACTGGGCTGTAAACGCGCACTAACATCACGAATGAAAACGCTTGTGCCGCCCGCGCTCGCGCCACCGCTTAACTCGGTATTACCCACCACGCGCATCCCAATCCCCGCCAAGCCCTTAGCTGGCACAACACGGATAATCGTACCCGCCGCGACCGCTTTTGACAGTCCTGGATCAATATAAACCGCAACTTGATCCGTGAACTCATTTTTTAACTCTTGCACCGCATAAGGACGATGACCTGGGATTAGCGCAATCAAGCTGCCTGGCTGCACCTTATATAGATTGGGTGGGAAATCATTATAAGAAGATGCAGTAATGGAGACGTAAATCACTGTATCACCCACAGCAGCCGTTGCGATGAGTGGGCGGCGAACTGAATCCAATAATTCAGCGTCAGCCTCAACATCACCAGGAAACAATTTGTCCATCAAATCAACACGCCGCTCTTGCGGCGCTTCGACCAGCGACACATAGGTTTTCGGATCAGCAGGCTGATTATCCAGATAAACCAAGGAGTCTTTTAATTGCTCGTTACCTGGAGCACGGTTACACATATAAAGCTGCTGTGCTTGCACATCACCTTGTACCCGTTCCAATCGAGTAATCCGCTTAAATACATTCTCAACCGTGTTGTCAGGTACTTCGATCAGCGACATCGCCCCGCCGCCCTGATCATCTTCAGTGGTATTCTCGCTGTAATAAAGTTTAATATCGGTGCTTAACATGTCACATAATCCATAATTTTAATTTAATCGAAAACCGATCATCAGCGTCAGGATCGGCATATTCCTGCAAGCTCTTCGCTTCTAGCGGGCGCCCATCCTCATGCCGCCATACAACGCTATAAGTTGCGCCGCGTAAATCCAGCGTCATTTCGTGCCCTAGCGTGCTAGACAATAATGCGAACAGCGCATCGACATCGCCCTTACTGGTATCCATCAAAGTCGAACCGCCGCCCAAAGTCATGGGGCGCTTGACTGACATTGATGCCTGCTCGATCTTCACCGTGCCTGTCAGTGTTGTATGCAATATTTGAGTGATCGGTGTCCAGTCATACTCATCTTCCCAATAAATATCATCAGGCAAAGCCACGCCGTTCAAATCACTCATCACTAAACCCTTTTCGACACATCACGCAGACCGTCAACGATGAGGTCTAAATCAGAACGTCCGCCAGACACTTGAGCCGTGCCGCGACTGCCAAAATCAAACCGCAACGTCACAGTTTCAGTGCTGCCAGCCTGCACTAGCCCGCCCTGATTCAGCATCTGCACCGTACCAGGCTGCGCTTGCAGTTCTGGCACGGACACTGAAGCAGACAGACCGCCGCGTAATTTCTCCAATGCCGCCGAACCCACTTGCTTAACTACATCTTTAGGCAGCACAAACTCACCAGGGGTGAGCATCGCAGGTACGGTATCGGTATTACCCGAGCCAGGAACTAGACCGCCTGTATTCAGTTGCAAAATATCCAGCACATCGTCTGGAACATCGTCTGGAGCATCGTCTAAAGTGAAGTCATCTAAAAACTCAGTCAGCTTAGCTATCTTTTCATCACGGATCTGACGCCCTGGCGCAAACTCCTTTATTGTATCCAGATGACTGACACCTTTAATTGTCCCTAACAGATAGTCCTCATAATCGGATTGCGCTGCAAGGCGCCGCTTTTTACCCTCAGCAGCTAACAGTAAATCAGCCAGATCAACGTCACTAGCACTAGCATCGTCTGAACCCGCCTTACTTCTCTTGGGGCTTTGACGCGGCTTGGCTTTTTGTGTTTTTGGGGCATCAATCTGAACATCATTTGCCGCCGCCTGTACATCTGCAATAGCGCGTAGCGCGTCCTTCACGTCAACCTTAACTGGCAGTGGTACGCTTAAAGCCTCGCTAATATCTCGATACGCACCCTTAGATGCTTTAATCGCGTCAGTAAAATCAATCGAGATTTGACTATTATTCAGCGCATCAATCAGCGCCTGCGCGTTGTTTGCCTGCACCTGTAGATAATCCAGATCAATCCCTACGCTCAAGTCCGCTTTACTTTCAGCCACGATAGAGCGCACATGCTCGATAATCGCTGCCTGATTCGCCTTGCGTACTTCAGTAATCTCAGCTTCAAACGCCAGGTGATCAGCGTTCTGCTTTTCTTGCAGCCGTGTTTGCAATTGGCTTTTTTGCTCTGCTTGAGACTGGTTAAATACCCGCTTATTACCCTGCCGACGTTGCGCTGATTCAGACTTAAACGCCTCTTGTTCCTTATTAAAGGTAGCCTCTTTTTGCAAGAGACCGTTATGTAACTGTCTAACAGACCGAAAGTCCTGCTGCCCTAAACCACCTAAACCGCCATTTTTCGTAAGCGACGAAAACCAGCTTTCAATCCCAGGAACAATACCGCCAGCACTAAAAAACAGTGGGCGCTTAAGAACACCCTCAACGCCTTTATTGAGTTGCTTAACCGTGTCCAACCCTAATTCCTGCACGGCGTGCTTGTTCAGCACAAACTCACCAGGGGTCAGCATCGCAGGCACGGTGTCAGTATTACCGCTACCAGGAATCAGTCCTTGACGGCGTTGATAGCCACCCGCTAAACCGCCTGCATTGTGCTGCTCAACGGTTTGCACATAGACGGTATGCGTGCTGGATGTATCTGCCTGCAATGCAGTAATCGCCGCTTGTGCTTCGCTGGTATCGGCATTAACAGGATGAGGCGTAGCAAACGCGGCGGCAATATCTTGCTCAACTTGCAGCGCTGCCTGGATTGTAGGCGTGAAGTCTGCGGTGAACTCAGTCTCAGCACCGATGCCTTCCACCAATTGCTGCGCTTCACGCGCCTGAGACTGCAAACCCGCCAAATCAATCGACAACGGCAGTGGGGTTTCTGACTTCGCCACCTCAGACGAAAAGCGCAACACGTCTTCCTGTGCCTGTGCCATCGCTTCAGCCAGGCTTAATGCGTTTAAGCGTTTTTGCGCCAATTCTGCAAACTGATCGACCGCAGCTTGCGCAGCATCAGTTTTAATTTTCAGTTCAGTGTCTAAGTTTTTCTCTAATGCAGCACCACTTTCTTGGGCTTTTTGTTGTACGCCACCCAGTGCACCTTGCACCTGCGACATCATTGATCGAATGCCTGCAGCAGCCTTTTTCTCAACTGTAACTTGCTTATTGGTCGCCTCAGCCAAGATGTCCATTGCCGCCCGGCTATCATCGATAGCATTCTGGCGACCCTCCCAGCTATCCTTAACTGAACTAGCCGACTCCCTCGCCAGCTTGGCACTTTCACCTGCTAACTCTCTAGCCAGCGAAAAATTGCCGCGCTCCAAGGCTTCTTCCGCTTGGGCGCGTTTTTCCGCAGCTTCACGGCGAATATCGTGATGAATTTCCCATTCGTTCATCCCCTCATGACGCAGATCACGCTCAAACTCAGCTTGTGTCTTCTGCGCGTCAGCGAGCTCTTCTTCTAGCGATTTCGCCTTATCAATGCGCTTTTGATGCTCATCAGCCAGCTTATCCTGTAACTCCTGATACGCATCAGCGCGTTCATCATAAAGTTCCTTAAGCTTCTCTTGGTATTCGCTTTCTAGCTCACTGCTATCGTTACCACTGGCCTCAGCCATCTCAATGGCTTGAGTGTAAAACTCAGATAGCGCGGTTTCACGCTGCGTATAACTTTCCGTAACAGCAGTAAACTCTTGCTGTGCATTATCTTTAACCAGTGCTGCCAGTTTTTTAATCTGCTCAGCCTGGCTAATCCGCGACTCCTCAGCCGCCTGGTTAATCGCTGCAAAATGAGACTGATAGGCTTGCGCTTGCTGATCCAGTTGCGCCTCTAGTGCATCAGCTACGGCGGCATCCTGGTTTTCAAACGGCGAAGCCATTGCCTCAATCGCTGTCATGGCGGTCTCAGACGCCTTAGTCATCTGTTCTTCAATTGCCGCCGCCGCACCTTCGAGATCAGCAATCGCCATATTCAGCGCACTGGATAATTTATTCGCTGAAGCCTGCGCGGTTAAAAACGCCTCTGGCACAATTGTGGCGGTCACTTCTGCGGTTTTTTCCATCTCGGCACGATGCGCAGCAATCGCCGCTTGTTGATCAGCTAAAGCCTGCGCACCGACATCGTTGGGGCTAATCCCAAACAACTCAGTGACGGTATCGATCATGCTGCCCAGGCTTGATTGCACAGGCTCGATCTCATAAACCATCGAACCCAGTGCGTAACCTGCTGCTACAGCAGCGCCGACCAAGCCAGCTTTACCAACCAGGCTGGAAGTCAGTTTTCCCACAGAAACTGAAGAGGCAGCCGAGACAATACCCAAGGTTTTTAGCCAGCCGATCAGTCCACTGATAATCCCCAATGCCTTGACCGCCAATAGCAGTGCCGCCAATACTTCAATCAGGTTTTGATACTCTAGCGCCACACTGATCAGAGTCTCAATCCAGCCTGCAAAAATACGCGCTGCCCAGACAATTTCCTGGGCTAACTCAACAATCGCATCCTTGTTTTCGCGCAACCAAACCTGAAGCTCTTGCAGCCATTCGGTAACATCATCTTCCAGCGCCTTGCCGATTGCCGTTTTCAACCCGTCCCAGGCGGCGGACGTATCAGCCAGCGCCTTACCCAGCCCACCATCCATGTTTTGCTGCGCTTCCTGCGCAGTACCGTCAGCCTCTTCTAGCGCCTGCGTGTACTTATCAACCTCGCTGCGACCCTGTCGAAGCAGCGCAACCATCGCAGGTCCCGCTTCTTGACCGAAGATTTTCAGCGCATCACGGGTGTTATACGCGCTGCCTTCAAACTGCTCGATAATCTCAGCCATGCTGAGCATCGCGCCGCCTGAGTCGTAAAGCTGGATTCCTAGGCGTTTTAATGTTGCATTAGCATCTTTAGACGGATTAAGTAATGACGCCAAAGCCCCGCGCAGTGCAGCACCTGCCGTCTCGCCCTTATAGCCATTATTAGCCAGTACAGCCAGCAGCGCGGCTTGTTCTTCAAACTGGATGTTTAAACTGGTAGCAATTGGGCCGACGTACTTATACGCATAGCCTAGATCGCTGACACTGGTATTAGCACTATTGGCAGCCTTAACCAGTACATCATTGACGTGCGCGAGATCATCAATCCCCTGACCCGTTTGCGCGAGGATATTAGTGAGAATATCGGCAGCATCGCCTAACTCTAGACTGCCTGCGGTTGCTAATCGTAAAACATAGGGTAGCGAATCAATCGACTCTTGAATCGATAGCCCAGCCATGCTGAGGTACTGCAAACCCTCAGCCGCCTGAAGCGAGCTATAGCGCGTGGTTTCGCCATAATGCTGCGCGGTTTTTGCGAACTGCTGATAAGCTGTATCAAAGTCCTGAGTTGTCGCAGCCGCCTTACGCACGGCATCATCAAACTCAGCGTAGGCTAATACCGAGTCTTTGATAAAACCCAACGCCGCCTGTGCCGATACATAGCCAGCGTAGGCAGCAAATAAATTTTTCACCGATTGTTTAAGCTGATCAGTGCTAGTCGATAATTTTTTGTTCGCTTTATCCGTCTTGCCAAACTCTTGCAGCAACTGCTTAGCATTCGCCTTGAGCAAAACCGACAGGCTTAACGTGGTATCAGCCATCTTTCTTACTGAGCAACTCTATGGTGAGTAAATAGAATGCCCAGCCGTAGCTGGGCGCATTGAGATGGCCGCGTGTGATCAGTGCAGCCAAGTTTTGCTGGATTAGTCGGATACTGCGGGCGTTGGCGTCGGTTTTGACAAGGCGGCCGCGTGCCCGAGCGTGCCGCGTGCCAGGCCGCTCAATTTTTTCGCGGACGCCAAAAGACCGAAAAAAGCGGCATTCACCTCTTTGAACTTATCAACAACCGCCTCAACTTCAGAGAATGACAACTGGGTTAATTGCACATCAGCGCTCGGCTGTAGCACGTTCTGCGCAATAGGCCAGATGTTTTCTTGCCAAAACTGGGGTGTCAGCAGGGTTTCTAATGACCAGTTCTGTTCGTCTGCATCCGCTTTTTTATACAACTGCAACACGTCGATCACATCCTGCGGACGCAATTCCAAAACCAAGATATGACCACCATCAACAGCAATCGTGTCTTGCTTACGCATTAGGCGCTCTCCAGTTCCATATCCAGCCAATAGGCCGCGTCATTGCCTGGCAACAACACAGGGCGACCATCAAACGAGGCATTAGCGAATCCATCCCCTTTTAGATCAATTGCGCCATTCGGTGCAAAAACTGCCTTCGGAATATACAGATGCGCCTCTTTACCGCCATCCTTGTTATAACCATCTAGGCGAAATTCGCCTTCCAGTAGCTGCTGATTACCACCTTTCACGCGCTTGCCCGACAACGCATTGCTAGTGCCTGAGATTTTCAGCGCCTCGGCATCCGAGATAGCCCCGCCAGGCAGTGCCTTAATCATGCCTAGCGCCCAATTAACTTCATAATCAGTACCCAACACATAGGTCGTTACTGCACCAGAATCCGTCACTGTAAAACCCGATTGCACCAGGTTGCGATAATCAGGAATATCCACAAAGGAGTTTAATTTAGCGGTCACATCCACCGCAGTGAGCGTACCCGCTGCATCATTCACATCTTCACTGGTACCCAGCCATGCCATTGCAACGTTTTCCGCATCCATCTCATCAAACGCGAACGACATTTGCGCAGGCGTTTTGGTGTAAATGGTGCTGAGTGCTGCACCATACGTCCCCTTACCTTTACTTGGGCGCTCGACCACATTAGTCGGCTCCTGGATAGTAAAGCTGGTGGTGTTGCCTAAAAAGATAAAACCTTGCTCTACATTATTGATAACGCGATTCAGATACAAATCGCCTTCTAACATCATGCCTGCCATGTGCAGTCCCTCATTATTTACGAAACCACCCGCCCCGTCTGATAACGCAACGGGTATAAATTAAAACCGTTAAATTCTGTTCTCGGCTGGGAATCCGCTGCCAGGATTAACCTGTCATGCAAGCGGTTTGGACGCCAGCCATTAAGTTGCTTTGATACCATCCACATCAAAACGCCCGCCCCCGTTTCCTGGCGGCCGGATGCCAGGCGCGTTTGCCGTGCATCGCGGACAGCAATCACCACATCAAACAGCAAGACAATCTTTTGTGATGTGCCGCCAGCGTGTGCGCCGTTTTGCGCCTTATAGAACATCACGAAACAGGACGGGCTATGCGCCGTGCTAGGCTGAGCATCGCGCATATCATCTAGCGGATACACGCGCCCCTGAAACTGGGCGATCAATTTAAGCTGTTCAACGATCAGCGGTTCAGCTTCTAATAAATCGGTCATTAAAACCCACCCGTTTCATCACGGGTAAACACCCGTGCACTGCTAGTAAACTGGGCTAAATCCTCGCTATCGGTACTGGTTTCCAGCAACCCGTCACGGATTTGCGTTAGCGTTTTTAGCGCAGCGCGATATTGACGCTGGATAACGTGGGTTTCGGGCATATCACCGCTATCCATAAATAACCAGCGCGCAATTGCAAAGGCTGCCTGGGACAGCATGCGGCTACTAATGCCTTCAGGTAACGGCACATCTTCACCCGCCGAAACCAGGTAGCTATCGACCTGGCTATTGGCATCAGCGCAGGTTTCACACAGCATTTGCTCTGCTGCTGTACCCGCCGCCTGTTGCTCTGCGGTGTAGCCACTGAGATCGCCGCCATCGATAACGGTTTGCAACAAAATTAAATCGACTAGACCGCTTGCATCGCTAACTTGCACCAGCCATTGTTTATCCGTACTACGCGCCAGCAGTCCTGCAGGCGTGATATGCCCGCTACCTAATTGACAGCCCGTCTCTAATAGGGCTGTGCCTGTCAGGGTGTAGCTCACGGCGTCCCCCATACCTTCGCTTCATGGATTGAGCCGCGCTGATTTGTGCCGCCCCCGTAATTCGTCAGCGTGATATAAACGCGAACGTAGCGATACGTCCCCGGGTTATCCAGCACGAATTCCTCAAAACCCGTTGTGCTCCACGTTACTTTACCTGTCACGGTCAGCAGATCGTCCCAGATTGAATCGTCGTTACTACCCTGGATCACAAAATCCCGAGGCTGGGCAGTGGCAATACTGCCTGCCGACGATACAATGTCGAACAGGTCGACCTGACTCACATAACGCCCAACCCCCAGATCCCAGCGTACCCAACCTGGCCCCGTAAAATACGCCCAACGGGTATTAGAATTGCCGTCAACGGTATACGAGGCGAGCTGACCGCCGTATTGGGCACTGTACGTTGTAGCCGTAACGTAGGACGTGATGTTTTCAGCAATAAATTGATACTGCAAAACACATATCCCGTTATCCCCTGGCAGAATCTGACAGGATTTAGACAGCATCACACATCCCTCTCATACGCTGTAATCTCAACCGATATTGCGCTCGCTGTATCGGAGGAAATCTGGAAAAAATCCCCTGCGTTACGACCACCCGCGCCCAACTGCAACTGCACAAGGCTGTTAGCAGCAACCGCTAAATCCCCCAGTCTTTTGCTACTATCGGACGCCGTATTGCCAGACAGCACCGCGTGCAGCGTCACCGTCGCCTGCACTGGGGTAATATTGCTGATACTGATAACGATATTGCCCCACGTTTTAGACGCTGGCACAGTCGCAATCGTTGTCAGCGAGGTGGTCGCTACCGCCTGCACAACCACAGGCACGGCAGGAACGCCCGCTGATAATGAAGCTACGTTCAGGTTGCCGTTGAGGTTCATTAACTGATCACCAACCGCCCAGCAAATCGCCCGTCTGGGGTTTCAGGTACGCGGATCGACACGTCGCCGTTGGCTGCGGTTTTGACCTGGTCAGGCAGGATTGAGACGTAATCTGCACCGCTGACCTCCTGCACAGCAACCGCCGGGGCTGTACCCAGACCGTGCGTGGCGACAGTAACAGTGAACGTATAATACCCGCCCGATGCGCTGCCCCAGCTAGTAGTCGCGTCAAAGCTCGATGTATAACGCAGACCCGCGCTCGACTCTTCGAGTTTGTTGCTGTACCAGGCACCCGCTGCTGTGCCGTTATCGGTTAAAACAAATTCCCAGGCGTCACCTGCCGCAATCGACTTCAATAAAACTGGCGTGGTGGCATGATGGGTTTTTACCGCCAGTGCCCCTGCACCCGCAGCCTGGATAATAACCCGCCAGCCGTTGGGTAAGGTGCTAGCGTCTGGCAACACAACATCCTGCCCACTCGCAGCGCTGAGCGCCTGCCAATGCTGAGCATTGGCCAACAGTTCTTTTTGCGCACTGATCGTCTCAGCATTCAACCCCTGGTTCAGACGCCGCGCATCAGCGACATTAAGTACACTTAAATTGCCTTGGATTTTTTGACCCATTACGGTGCTCTCTCTATTAATGCTGTACCCGCAAACCGCCCGTCTGGGTCAGCAGGCACAAAAAATTGAATTGTGTTCAGTGAAGGTGTTTCCACCGAATCAGGATTGACGATCTGGCTGCCCTCACGCAGCCGTGCGAATACGTCCAGCGACTCTAGGTTATGCGTCAGTGTCAGGCTGTAGCGCCCAGCGCCCAGCACCCAATCATCAACCATAAAATCGAGCCGTACCCCGTCCGCGCCTTCAGGCGTCCCTGTCGCAGTTGATAGCGCCGTCAAATACCCAACTGGAAAAGCCAGCAACGAGGGCGGCACAATAGTGATCGCCTTGGTCAACGCACCATACTTATACACAGCACCGCCCACCAACTCAGTCATGAGCGCGATATGCGACACCGTATGCACAGCCGCCAGCACCGGAAACCGTACTGTTGCCACGTTCTGCAGATTGCCATCCAGGACAACAGGCTGGCGACTGTAGTTAGCGTCCACCAGTTCAGAACTCGGCGACAGCGGAAACCCGTCTGCGCTGCTAAACAAGGCGAGGTAATACATTATTTTTGCACCAGATAATCTTTAAGCTCACCGATATCCATGCGCTCCAACTCACTTGTGTTACGCGGTAAAAACGCCCGCTCGACAATTGTCATGTGCCGGGTGTGGGCGTTGACTTGTACATCACGCGGCTCGATTTTTTTACCGAACGCCTGGCTGATACGGCGCACATGCGCGGGTATCTGCACATCGTCATTGAAGCCACCTTGATGCACCCAGTCATACTCAGGGCGATTAGTACCCCAGGCTGCCCAGTCAGCACCGTATTGACTATTAACGGAATCACCTAAGTGGCCGTCTTTAGTCAACGTCTTAGTGCCAGTGGCTAAAGCCCGTTGACTAGGCAGCCATTTCTGACCACTGGGGTCGGTTTCAGTTGCAAAGCGCTCACGGGTTTCAGACTCGCCAAGCGCAGCGACCAAGCGCATAAACGGGCTTAAGTCTTCGGCTTTGTCGATTAGCTCAGTAATGGCTTGGCGTAGTTCCTCAAACCCTTTCGCATCGACATCAGCCGTAAAAACTTGAGTGGACATTAGCTAGCGGCTTCTTGCTTCTGCCAGCCATCGACCACGACAAACATCGAGTCTGCGTTGAGTAGGTTAATCTCTGCTTGAGTCAACTCAACTTGTGATGCTGAATCAGGCCATGCACGACCAATGCGGCGAAAACCTGCACGTTTACAATGCACAGTCACCTTTAATTTTTTCTCATTTGCTGTAGGCATCATTTTTCCTTTAAGCACCTATCCGCGTCCCAGCCTCCCAACCATTTCAGTTAAGAATTACGGCAACCAGGGCACTTTTACAGGCTCGATTGATTTGTACCAGATATTACTTGCGCCACTCGCATCACGCTCACGCATGATTAACTCAAGCGCTTTCGCTTCGTTGCTTTGACCATAAATTAAATGAGTTGCACTGATACCGAGTGGACGCCCAGAGCCTGCGCGTTTTTGTGTGCCCATTGCATTGCGAGCGGCTTCATAATTGGTTGCGTTTAACTCGGCTTTAGAACCGAAGGCCAGTTGGTACCATGCGAAGAACGCTTCATAGCGTGCGCGTACCCCATACAGGTATTCATCGCGCAAGAATACGTTCTCGTCTTCAGCTTTATTTAAGGTAGTCATTTCAACCGCGCTGCGCATTTGGATACCGAGCGGCTTGCGTTTGTTGCGGGATAAATCCATTAAAAACCAAGGTGCGCCTGCACCTGCTTGCACATTGCTATAACTGGTTTCTTTGCCGTTTTCATCGTAGCCGATATGATCGGAATCAAAAAAATATTGCCCGTCAAAAGCCAGCCCGCCCGCAGCATCAAACCCGGCTTGCAGTTTTGCCCACACCAGATCATCAGGATGCAAAGCCGCGTCTTCGCCAATATCGGCAAAAATGGTGCTGTATAAGCCCAGCGAGTCATCTTCAATATGATCGCGTTTGACGCCGATGGTGCTTTCGAATTTTCGGTTGGTAACTAAGTAATGTACAGATTCCAGGTTATTAATAACCCGCTCGCCCAACCATTCGCGCATGGTCGGCAAGTCTTTCATCCAGCCGTAGTTTTCAGCCGCATTAGTGGACGGCACCGTCATCGCTACCAAGTCTTTTTGCGATTGAACCTGTGCGAATGAACCTTTGAACGCGGCATTAAACCCGTTACTTAACGAGCGCAGCGCTTGTGGAGTAATTTGCATATCAGACCCCTAATCCTTGTTTAACCCAGACGCCGTCGCTATCAACACCAATGATCACGCCTGCCTTGGAGCGGGTCGAACCACCATTAGTCTTAGCCACGGTTTGATCGTCTACTGCATAGCAATCCGCGCTAATATCGGCGGCGGTGATTTCGTCAGCAGCAGCGCTATTAGCCCACTTAAAAACGCCTTCTTTAATCTCAGCAACCAGATCGCCTGCTGAACCTGCAGCGTTATCATAGGTGTCTACAAAGCGTCCGACGATTTTTAGCGTGGTCGCGGTGCTGGCAGGGACGATGTTGCCGCTGGCGTCATAAGCCCCCATGCCGCCCTGATAGCAGGTGGTTGCGGCGGCTACATCACCACTACGGATCGTGCCGACCTTTTCCGGCGTGTTGCGTTCTTTAGTTAAAGCGGTCATTAAGTTAGCCCCTTACGGTATTCATCTTCAGTCATGCCCAGTGCTGCCATGACAGTTTTGTCTTCAGCGCTTAAGGCGGCGGTTCCCCCGCTGGAAGTGTCAGGCTCTTGACCTTTAGACTGCGTACCTTCTAAGCCAGGCATTTCAGGCGCAGCAGTCAAATACTCTTGCAAAGCAACTAGACTGCACTTGCCCGCCCATTCCTTTAATGAGGGCGTGGCCAGCTTGGATGCGTTGGCATCAATCAAAGCTTGCTTTTTATCGGTTTCGGTTTGCTGCTGTAGTGCAGCCAGGCGCTGATTCACTTCTTGTAGTGCAGCGATAGACACATATTTATCAGGATCAGGCTCAGTACTGCCCGTAGTGATTTGCTGATTCAGTTCAGCAATGCGCGTGGTTTGCTGTGCGCTGTGCGCGTGCAAATCAGTCACGGCCTGCAAAATCTCAGCTTCAGTCACGCCTGGCGCTAATGCCAGAGCTGATTGAAGCTTTGCGGCTAAAGACATAGGGTCATCTCCATACAGTGATTCAGCCAGGCCGGCGACACTATTCATGCCGCTAATACCTGGGCTGTTAGTCAAGCTAAAGTTAATTAATCGGGTAATCTCGCCGTCTGCGTTATAAGCAAACAAAGGCGAGACATAGCGGATTTCATCGGCATCCATGTGCGCCTGAGCTGCTGCCGTCCATTTAGGCTCAATGGCAAACAAGCCAGCATCAGGCTGGAACTCAAACGCATCTGGCTTAACCCAACCAGCGGCCACAGCTTTTTTGCCGTTGGTTTTAGCGTGCAAATCCTGGTGATCGTAATAAATAGGTATATCGTTTTGGCGTGTAGCCAACTCAGCTAAAAGCCGTTGCGCGATAAGTTCATTTATTTTCCACTTGGCATCAGGCACATCACGCGGACGACCATCGACAGCGGCAAAGTTATTAGCAGGTAAAAGCTGCACACGCTGCTTATCGACTAGCTCAAATGCCAGTGCTGCAAATTGAATTGATTTAGTTGGATAACGCATGGCACCAGTGTACGTTTGCGCGCGATAGTTTGAGTGCGAAGGGATTCGCTTTAGGCTAGGGGAATTAAATACGTCTTAAAGCGGTTCACAATAGTTCGCGAACCGCCTTAAACGCAAAACGCCCATCAATATAGATGGGCGTGGGGTTTGAAGGCGTGTAGGGGAGATTTATACATTATCGCTATTTTGGTTTTTTGGATTGATCAAATCTCTCAAATTTCTTATGCACTCTTTTAACTTTGGTCTTCACCTTAGGTACAGGCTCTTCTATGGGTAAATCCTCTGGGGCTATACCACCTGTATTCTTAATCATCATGCCGCGAACCTCATCCCCAACCTCTCGCGCCACTTGGTTTAAGTTTTTTTGTCCTTTTACATTCTGGCTTTCAATGCGGCTTGTCGTCTGTGTAAGTCGGAATAAATTACCCGCCATCTCACTAAGCCCCATAAAGTCATACAAGGTTTTTTTGCCATCAACGCCTTTGTATTTCTTAAGATTCTTTAGCGACATGTTGTACATGCCTCTATAGCCTGCATCTTTGAATATGCCGAACTGGCTAGATTCAAGCCCACCATTTTTAGCAGCCCCAGACATCTGACGTTCTGCCAGGGTTAAGTCAGCACGGGTTTCCAGCCTGCCTAACTCATCACCCTGTATCACCAGGCTACTAATTTGATCAGCTAATGCTGCCAGCATGACCTTTGCCTTAGCGACTTCTGGTTTACGCTCATCAGCGTGCATCGCAACTAAAAAGCAGGCGAAGCGCGTTAAGTTAAAAGTTTTACACTTTTTATTATCCTCATCCAGATAATAGCTAGATACAAAAGCTTCTGTTGCATCAATATCCAGCTTGGCACATGAGGATATAGCCTTATTAATCACCTTCTGAAAAGACTCCCATGAATCATAGCCCAGTCTAACCATAAATTGACGGGCATCCCAATAGATGCTGTCATCTTGATTCGCTTCTTGCTCAAAGCCTTGAATAGCTGCAACCAACTCGTTAGCCCCATATATATTGTCTTGTGTATCACTCATTACAGTATGCCTCAGTAAAACATTAATAAAAACCACATAAGATTAATAATTCTGCGCATTAACGCACCCCCACGCCTTCCAATCTAAAGTACACTTCACCTGTACTCGCACCAATAACAGGATCAAACACCAGATCAGCCCAGAGCACTAAAGGTAAGCCGATGGGCGGGATGTACACCATGTACGGAATAGATATACCTAAACTAGGGCGAAGTGCAGGCGGTGCAGTCTCGATTGCAGCAGGTAGGTTGTCACTGGATATAGAAGCGTAGTACGCCAATACATTAGCTAACTCGCAATTGGATAAAGGTATATCGACATAAAGGGCTGGGTTAGCGCTGGGAGCGAGTCGCATAGGGGTTTGATTGTAGCCGTGATGAATAAGAGCAAACCTTTGCGATGGGTCAAAGCCAGCATCATTATATGCACCCAGCATAAACTGGGCTTTATCTGCAATGTTCCAGCACGCATCAGAACAGGTTTCGGGCTGAAGCAGCGACACAGCATAATTAATCCCCTGTTGCTGTAAGGTGAATACAGAACCACAAACGTGCATCACGCTGTCATACGGGTCTAATTCAATCCAAGTGGTCTCATGATTGTGCTTGATCTCACGCCAAACCCGTATCCCTAGCGGCATAATAGTAGTGGAAGAATGACCCAGGTCATCTTGTAAAACCCAATGCGTACCTGCCAACAAGCCTGTCATATCACCCTCAGTCGACGAATACACCACAACATCTTCGGCATCCGAATCAATACGGGATAACTCGTTATGACAATGCTGATAGCCATCATAATGGCAGCCGATTGCATTAGTACGCCCATTAGTTGCCAGAACAGCCTGACTCAACAGGCATAAACACGCACACCATAGACATATCTTCATAGACCACCTATTCACTGTCCATAACGCAACGGCCGTGATCGCATAGGGCGCGTCTCACCTGTCGCCAGGCTTGTTGGTTGCGCCAGTTGGCGTGTTCCATCTCTTCAGCAATTAACAGTAAGACATTCGCTTGAGTTTCTGACAATCGTTCTACACGCCGTTTTACCTCTTCTTTTGCGCTATCCATTTGGTGATTCCTGTTCTAAATATTAATCCCCGCGCTTCATGCGCTCTAATGCCTTCAGTGCCTGGGCTTCGGCTTTTTCCATCGCATTGGCTTCGCGCTCATTGGCTCGCTCCATCTCTCGGATGATCGACAGCACAGAATCCTGTTGCGCTGAGTTGAGCGCATGGATTCTGGCATCTAGTGTTGGAACACCTTGAGTTGATTAAATAAGCGCTTCGCAGCGTCTAACTTTTTATTCTCCAGATTCACTTGCCGCACAGCATCTAACAGCGCATAACGCTGCACACGCGGCAGGCTCTTGATTTCGCGCATCAAGTCTTGTAACAACAACTCTTGTGTTTGCGAATGCTCTTCACACATAACGCTCTTCTCCATTTGATTATTTATATGATGAATGTAGGTCGGATTAAGCGCAGCGTATCCGACACGCAGTATCCAACCTGCACCAAGGGATAACACCGCTTTGAGCGGTGTTATCCCTGCGCTCACTCAAACGCCTTGCGCAATTGCGCACGGGCTTCTTCAGCTTGCCGATTGGCGGCTTCTAACTTGCTCAAGCCTTCCATTAACACATCGCGCTGCTCAGGACTGAGCTGGGCAACACGCGCATCCAGACCAGACGCAGCACTCACTTCGCTGCGCTTGCCTGTGATGATGTACTGAAGGTCAAAGCCTTTCTCAGCCAGAATTGGCAAGTTCTTAAATGGTATGGAGGCATTCCCATTTTCCCACCGAGATACTCCTTGCTTATTAACACCCAGAATATCCCCCAAATCGGTCTGACTTAAACCATTTCTTTCTCTTTCTTTTTGAAGCCTTTTACCAATTTCTTTTAAATTTGTACTCATATTTGTTGACATCCTCATATCTGAGGACTACTATAGAACCCATCAGCACCTATACGCACCTTTCCAAAGCGCTAGGCACTGATACCAACCCAAAAAAAGTAGCGGTTGCAGCCGCTACTAAACGTGAACTTAAGGAGACAGACCGTGTCTACACAACAACTTTCACCTGCAATGATTAATGCTTTGCACTTTGTATCCTTCAATGCTTATACGTTTCAGCATTCAGGACAACAAGCCTACAACACACCACGCCAAATCACCATTAACGCACTGATGAAACGTGAACTCGTTTGTTTAGATGAAATAGGTGTTTGGCAACTCACCGAAGCAGGTTTACAAGCCATCGGTTTAACCCCTCAACAAACCCATGATAGCCCAGACGCAGCCGCTGCGCAAACGCCAGAAATCATCTTAGATGAAACAGACGACGCGGTGATTGAAGCTATCGACACACAGGACAACCACAATGACGCAAACCACACCGAATCTGGACACCGTGCATCAACTGTTGGAATCAGCGGGTTGGAGCACTCAGGACATGAGCCAGTATCTACAACAACGCTACAACAAGCATGTACCGCGCAAGTTAATCACCAACAAACTGTGGGAATGGAATCAACGCACGGGGCGGCCACAGGGCAAAACCGTACTAATTCTGATGTTAGCCTCGCAAATCATACGCAAACCCGTCAGCCCCTCGATTATCGACGCATGGCAAGCGGACTGGCAACATCAACCTGTGCCACACTGCAACGCCACCCGCGCAGCCGCGTAAGCCCACGCCACACCCTCTACACACCCACCTGCACCCCTGGCTGGTTGGACGCGG